TTATATCATTTTAAAAGAAGAGGTTACAGAGGTTTTTCAATGAATAGACCGGATAAACTTAGAAGTAAGTTATCAAAAACAGAAGCAGAATTAGGTGGTATACCCAATACTTCAGAAGATATAAAACAAGCACATGCAGCTGCTATAGAATCTTACATAGAAGAATATGTAGGATCTAAAGGAGATGACCATGGTGATATGTTTTTTCAAAGAACATTAGAAGATTGGGCTAAATTTGATATATCAAAAAGAACAGCACATGATGCTTCTATTAGTAGTGGTCTAGCTTTAATGGCATGTAGAAAACACATGTATAGACCTAATGCAGAACGAACAGTAAAAAAACTTGACTTTGGTTTTTCAAAATACAACAACAAAGGATCAAGAAGTGAGATAATAAGATAAATATGGCAGTAACAACAGGACAATACAGTTCATTTCCTAGTCAAGCAGTTTCGGATTCTGAAAAGCAATCTGATGACTATGGCTTAAGAGTATCAAGCGCTATACAGCAAGACTGGTTTAATAGAGATGGTAATGTAGGAAGATTCTTTCAATCTTCAAATCAATACCATACGCTTAGATTATATGCTAGAGGTGAGCAATCTATAGGTAAATATAAAGATGAATTTTCTGTTAATGGAGATTTATCTTATTTAAACTTAGACTGGAAACCAGTACCTATTATACCTAAATTTGTAGATATAGTAGTTAATGGTATGCAAGATAGACTTTTTTCTATAAAAGCGGTTGGCCAAGATCCTTTATCTACAGACAGGAAAACAAAATACGTACAAGGCATTGAAAAAGATTTAGCTACAAATCAAATGCTCAAAGCAATGGAAGGTGCACTTGGACAAGCACCAAGAGCAGTTCCAGAAGATCAACTACCATTAAACTCGGAAGAATTCCAGTTATACATGCAATTAAATTATAAGCAAGGTATTGAAATAGCCGAAGAGCAAGCTATAAACAATGTAATGCTTAGTAATGAATATTCTGAAATAAAAAAACGAGTTGATTATGATTTAGCAGTGCTAGGTATAGGCGCTTCTAAATGTACTTTCAATAATACAGATGGTATAAAACTTAATTACGTTGATCCAGCTAATTTAATATGGTCATATACTGAAGATCCTAATTTTAGTGATTGTTATTATTTTGGTGAAGTTAAAAGAGTTAGATTAAATGAATTAAAAAAAGAATTTCCAAGTATATCAAACGAAGAGTTTCAAGAATTAGCTAGACAAAATTACGATTGGACATCTTATAATGACAACACTGTTGCTAATAATAATGATAACAATTTAGTTTCTGTTTTATATTTTAACTGGAAAACTTGGGAAAATAATGTTTATAAAGTAAAAGAAACATCTACTGGATCTGAAAAAGCCATAAGAAAAGATGATTCATTTAATCCACCTAAGGACAAAAGAAATAGATTTAAAAAAGTAGCAGAAGCTGTTGAAGTTGTATACGAAGGTGTATCAATGTTAGGATCACAAAAATTGCTAAAATGGGAAAAAGCAACTAACATGATTAGACCTAATTCAAATACTAATTTAGTATTAATGAATTATGTTGTAAGTGCTCCAAGAATATATAGAGGTGCTATAAGTTCTTTGGTTTCTAAAATGATGCCTTATGCCGATCTTATACAATTAACGCATTTAAAAATGCAACAGGCTATTCAGAGAATGACTCCTTCTGGTGTTTATTTAGACGCTGATGGATTAGCTGAAATAGATTTAGGTAATGGTACTAATTACAATCCTCAAGAGGCTTTGAATATGTACTTTCAAACTGGTTCTATAATAGGTAGATCATTGACAACTGAAGGCGATCAGAATATGGGTAAAATTCCTATAACTGAATTGCCAGGTGGTGGTGGTGGACAAGTTCAAATATTAGTAGGTGCTTATAATCAGTACATACAAATGATTAGAGATATAACAGGATTAAACGAAGCTAGAGATGGTTCTGATCCTGATCCTAACTCATTAGTTGGAGTTCAAAAATTAGCAGCCGCTAATAGTAATGTTGCTACAAGACATATACTAGACAGTAGTATGTTTATAACTACAAAATTAGCTCAATGCATTGCTCTTAGATTTAAAGACGTTTTAGAATATCATCCAACTAAAGAAGCGTTTATAAGTGCTTTAGGTAGTTTTTCAGTTGGTTCTTTAGAAGAAATGAAAAACATGCATTTACATGATTTTGGTATATTTATAGAACTAGAAGCTGATGAAACAGAAAAAGCTTTACTTGAGGCTAATATACAAGTTGCTTTAGCAAGTGGTGGTATATTCTTAGAAGACGCTATAGATGTTAGAGAAATTAAAAACATACAATTAGCTAATCAATTATTAAAATTTAGAAGATTACAAAAACAAAAAGTTGATCAACAGCAAGCTGCCGCTGCTAGTGCTGCTCAAGCTGAAGCTCAAGGACAAGCTCAAATAGCGGTTGAATCAGCTAAAGCAAATGCTGAACAAGTTAAAACTGAATCTAAAATACAATACAGATCAGCTGATATTGAATTTGAAATTAAAAAACTAGAAGTAGAAGCTAGAACTAAAAAAGAGTTAATGCAATTTGAATATGATTTAAATGTTAAATTAAAAGAATTAGAATTACAAGCTCAAAAAGAACTAGTACAAGCTCAAAATGAAACGCAAAAAGAAATTGCAAACACTAAAATGTCAGTTAACAGTGTAGCTGGACCGCCAGATACTGGTAAACCTAAAAAATCTTTTGAATCAAAAGGAAATGATGTTTTAGGTGGTATAGATCTATCTAGATTTGAACCAAGATAAAAAACAATTAATTATATTATATTATGGAAGAAAAAGTACAAGTACAAGCCGTACCAGATGCGGATACAAATCCTCAATCTCAAGAAACTGCAGTTTTAGAACAAGCCGTAGAAAATGGAGAAGTTGATAAATCTTTTGGATTACAAGATGATGGGGTTTATAAAGTAAATTTAGACGAACCTGCAAAAACTGAAGAAAATGCCGTACAAGGGGAAACAACTGATAGCGTGCAAGACACAGGAGAGCAAAGCACTGAAAGCGGGGAAAAAGCCAAAGTGGCATTGCGGGACGAACCCAATCAGAAAGATGAAATTACTGAAAACAAGGAAAAAGTACTAGAAGAATCTGATTCTCCATTAGAATTAATAAAAGATGATAAAGTTGAAGAAGCAATTGAAACTGTTCCTTCAGTCAAAGAAAAAGAATTTGTAGAAGAACAACAAGTTCTACCAGAAAATATAGATAAACTTGTTAAGTTTATGCAAGATACAGGCGGCACAGTTGAAGATTATGTTAATCTCAATCGCGATGTAACTAACATGGATAATACTAGTTTATTGAGAGAATACTATCAAAAAACAAAACCCCATTTAAATTCAGAAGATATTGATTTTTTATTCAATAAAAATTTTGCATATAATGGAGATGAGGATGATCCTCAAGATATAAAAGCTAAACAATTAGCTTTTAAAGAAGAATTATTTAATGCTCAAAATCATTTCACTTCTAGTAAAGACGAATATTATGCTGATCTTAAGTTAAGAAAGCAAAATGATATTAGTCCAGAACAAACTGAAGCAATTGAGTTTTATAATAATCATAAGCAACAACAGGAAGGTAGTAAAATTAGGCAAGAAGACTTTCAAAAAGAAACTAATAAAGTTTTTAACGATAATTTCAAAGGTTTTGATTTTAATGTCGGTGAAAACAAATATCGTTTTAAAGTAGAAAATCCTAATAAAATTAAAGAGTCGCAAATGAATATTTCCACTTTCATAGGTTCACATCTAGATAGTAAAGGACATATTGTAGATGCTAAAAAATATCACAAGGCTTTGTTTACTGCACAAAATGCAGATAAAGTAGCTAATCACTTTTATGACCAAGGCCGTGCCGACGCTATAAAAGAATCTGCTAAAAAGTCTAAGAATATAAATATGGATCCAAGAAGTGACAACTCTTCAATGCCTAAAAATAATACATCTGGAGTACGAGCTATTTCAAATGATAATGATAATCCTAATAAATTGCGAATAAAGAAATGGAAGAAATAATTAATATTTAAAATCAAAACAATATGGCTTTTGTAGCTAATCCGGGGAGTTTCCCCGCACCCTTACAACCAACCCAAACTAAAAATATGTACGCTGGAAATTATATCAATTTCACAGATACAACTTTTTCACAATGGGGACAACAATTCTTACCTGATGTATATGAAAAGGAAGTAGAAAGATACGGAAATCGTACTATCGGAGCTTTTTTACGTATGGTATCAGCTGAGATGCCTTCAGCTTCTGACCAAATTATTTGGACAGAACAAGGAAGATTACATACTAGATACGTAGGATGTTTACACGTAGCAAATAATGCAGCAACAGCGGCAGCAGCAGCAGCGGCAGTAGTAGCAGGAGGTAATATTCAGCATTATAATGTACCAGCAGCAGCTCAAACGGCGGTTTCTAGTACAGGTTCAACAACTGAAAAAACAACACAAGTTAACTTTAGAATAGGTCAAACAGTAATGATCCAAAAGCAATCAAGCGCTACGTCAGCGGTTGGAGCAGCTGGAGCAGCTGTAGTTAAAGGTGTTGTAACTTTTGTTAGTGCTCAACATTTTTCAAT